TGTAGCCGATATGTGCCGTGCCATAGCCAACGAGTACAGTGAGGTAGAACAGCTAGGGCGTTTAACAAACCACCCCAGCCTTGTAAAAACTGCATCAACCTCCGCCGGAGCCGGTGCAGGAAGCATCATACAAATGCCAGAAGACCTACAGGCAGATCTCAAGCCATACCTATTACAACCTAACGGTGGCAGTTTGGATGGTTTCCTAAAGAGCATTGAAAACAAAGTTAGTGCTATTGACCGCATGAGTCATATGGGTGGCATTCGTTCAATTGAAACACGCAGACTAAGTGGCATTGGCCTTTCAACAGAGTTTCAACTTCTCAACGCCCGATTGGCCGAGTCTGCGGACGGATTAGAGCACGCCGAAGAATCTATCTGGACCTTGTATGCACAATGGCAGGGCACAGTCTGGGATGGCGAAATAGATTATCCAGACACATTCAACATCCAAGACAAATACAACGACATGAATATGTTGAAGTTGGCCAAAGATGCCGCACCACGCAGTGATGTTCTACACTCAGTGATTGAAAAACAAATGTTGAAGATCATTGCCAGTGAAGAAGAATATGAAGAATACGAAAGTATGCTGGATCCAAGTTACATGACTGAGCCAGGCACAATTGAAACGCCAGGTGAACAGCCACTAGAACAGCCACAACAAGGTGAGCATCCTAGTTTAGCCAACAGCACACCTGCGGAAAAATTAGCACACATACAAACCATGTTGATGGAAGGTTATAGCAATGATGAAATCATGGCCCTACATCCAGAAGTAACCTTGCAAGACATTGTGGATGCAGGTGCAGACGCCGCAAGAAACAACAACTAATGGGCAAACTGGTTCTCATAGACGAAGACGATGACACAGTGGTCATTGAGCCCAGTCTTGAGGATTTGATTGAGGAGTTCCGTTACAAGATCGCCTCAACTGATGCACACAAAGAGATTCTGCAACAAATGGACATCTATTACAAGAATAATGAGAAGTTCCAAAAGAATAAGAATAGGGAGGCGGCTCGTAGAGCCAGGAAAGCCCTACTGAGATTGTTTCACTTGGTGAGACAGAGAAGAATGGAAATGTTAGAGATCTATAAGGCTCCGGATTTCTATGACTTCAGAAAGTAAAGTTTGTTTTTTATTAAGGAGTGACCTATGCCACTTAAGAAAGGATACAGCCAAAAGACCATTGGCAAAAATATTGGAAGGGAAATCAAAGCAGGCAAGCCCCAAAAGCAGGCCATCGCCATTGCCCTATCTGTTGCAAGAAAGGCCGCACCCAAGGCCAAGAAAGCAATGTTCACAAAGTCTAAACGAGGAGGAAGAGCATAATGAAAAGAGCACTACCAAAAAGAGGCCAAAGAACGGCCAAAAACAAAAGAAAAAAGAAGAAATATTGAAAGAACTATAAATAGTTCGTCAAACTGATTAGATCAGGTTGGTGTCACTCACTTCACCTAATAAGGAGGCTCTAAATGAATGATATACAGGAAACTGGTACACCTACTGTTGAACCCGACTTCACAGCAGAAACCCAGGAAGTAAATAGCAAATTTACTCAAGAAGACATTGATCGTATTGTCAAGGAAAGATTAGTTCGTGAAAGATCTAAGATTCTAAAACAGTATGAAGGTGTAGATGTTGACAAGTACAAGTCACTTCTAGATGCTGAAGAAAAAAAGCAAATGGAAGAACAGACCAAGAGAGGAGAGTTTGAAAAGATTCTACAATCTACGGTTGGTAAAAAAGACCAAACTATTCAACAACTACAAAAAGAATTGCAGGCTATCAAAGTTGATGGTGCTGTCTTAAATGCCGCAAGTGGCAAGAAAGCAGTGAACCCTCAGCAAGTGGTTAGACTGTTGAAAGATCAAATTCGCCTAGGCGATGCTGGCGTAGTTGAAGTACTGGATGACAACGGATCTGTAAGATACAATGACACAGGTGCTCCAATGACAGCAGAAGAACTGGTTAGTGAATTCCTTTCAGCAAACCCACACTTTGTCGGTGCAGGCCCTAGTGGCACAGGCAGTCAAAGTTCAGTCAGCAAAGCCAATGGACAAATGGGAAGTTTTGATATTGACAAACTCAATATGAATGATCCTGCACAAAGGGCCATTTTTAAAGAACACATGAAGACAAAAGGTATTCGTATCTAATTTAACATTTTAAGGAGCCTATAATGGCAAATTCAACATCAACAACCCTAGCTGGTCTGTTTACCACAATCCAGCAAACTGCATTGTTCACAATGCAAGAGAGAGCATTCATGCGTCCTCTAGTTCGTAACTACAACCTAACTGGTCAACCAGGTAAGGCTGCTCATGTGGGTATCTACCCAACTATTGCAACATCAAGTATCACCTCTGGTGAGAACAGTGATGCAACTGCAACAACCATCACAGCAACAGAAAAAACATTCACTGCAACCGAAGTGGCTATCATGGCAACTTTGACTGACATGGCTCGTGATTCTACTGCTGATGACAGTGCTGCCGCAATTGGTCGTGTTCTTGGCGAAACTCTTGCTAAGAAAGTAGACGAAGACATTGCTGCCTTGTTCAGTGGTTTTTCTAGTTCTGGCACAACTGCTGCCGGCGTAAGTGAATTAACACCTGACGACATCCTAAATGCAATTTCACAACTTCGTGCTAACAGCATCACTGGACCGTACATTGGTGTATTCCACCCATACCAAACCTACAACCTACGCAAAGTATTGGCCAACGCCGGTGCCGCAACAACTCCAGCATTAAGCAATGTTGGTAATGATGTGTTAAGCAACGGTTACATTGGTCGTTTGTTTGGCGTTGACATCTATGAGTCAGCAGTGGTAACTGGTACTTCCGCAGGTGCTTATGTCGGTGCAGTCTTCCATCAAGACGCATTGGTATTCGCAATGAAGAAAGACCTAGTGATTGAAACTCAAAGAGACGCAAGTCTTCGTGCAACAGAAATTGTTGCTAGTATGAGTTATGCAGTTGGCGAATTGTTCGACCTACACGGTGTGAAGATCGTCACAGACGCAAGCATCACAAACTAATCACTGATTAGTTAGATAAGGGCACTTTATTGTGCCCTTTCTTTTGAGTAAATAAAAAGCCAAAGTTGATTGTTCGTCCAAACACTTACCGGGAGCCGTAAAAGCCACTCATAACTGGGTGGCTTTTTCGTGGGTGACTAAATATACTGTGGAGAAGGACTCCACAGACAATTTACCCTAAAGCAGGACTGACAGGAGAGAGCCAATGGCTTTTGCGACTATTACCAATATCACGGAATACGAACCGGATATTTTAAACTACGGTTTGCCTAACTTTGATGATGCAATCACCAAGGCTGAAGCAGATATAAAACGATACCTCAGAGTCAATTGGTGGCCCAGCCAACAGATTGGTCGTTTTGATATTACCATTGTTGGATACAATTCCGAAATGAACGAGGCATTATTAACCGATAGTCAATTCACCCGTGCCGCAGTTTACTGTGCTTTAGGCTACTACATCTACCCAAGACTATCTAAGTTTGAACCCACCCTGGATGTGTTTCAAATGAAGTATGACTACTACAAGAAGATGTATGCAGAAGAAATAGATATGGTCATTCGTGACGGTATTGAATATGATGTTGACAACAACGACATAGTCACTGCCGCAGAAAAATCACCTAGTCATTTCTTACGCCTAAAGAGGTAAGCAATGAGCACCAGAGAAACAGTAATAGAAAACATCGTTAGTCTGCTCAAGGACATGGATGATCCAAAACCCATCCTAGTAAGCCGTGAGCCCTTTGATGTTGAAAAACTCGCAATAACTCAATTTCCTGCCATACTGGTACAAAGTGGAGAAGAAATCCGTTTTGACTCTGCTATGAGATCACGAGAAGGACAGATCAACTATGTCATAAGATCCTTTGTGCGTGGTGTAGAACTAGACAAAAAGAAAAATGAAATTGTAGAACGCATAGAAGAAACACTTGACTCTGATCGTAAAAGAGGCACAAGTAATTTTGCTATGAAGACACAGGTCATATCAGTGACTCCTGTAGATAGACTTGCACCATTGGGTGAAGTTCTTGTCACTGTGCAAGTGCAATACAAATATCCAAGGGGGACAACATAATGCGTATAGAAATATTCAAAGACGATGAGACACAATGGGTCAAACCAGATCGTCTAGAAAGGTTTTTGGAAAAGGGTTGGCAAACAGCACAATCTGCTCCAAAAAAAGTCAGCCTAACCCGAACAGTCAAAGCAACGATTGTCAAGGCCGAGGCTGAAGTAGTAAAAGAGGAAATTCCTTTAGAGGAGGCACCTCAAACAATGCCAACCGAACCAATAGGAGAATAAGATGGCTAACTATCAAGGTAATAATGGATCTGTAAAGATCAAAAGTGGAAGTGATGCTCTTACAGCCGTAGCAGATGTAAGAACATGGAGTGTGACCGTAAACCGTGAAACTGTTGAAACCACAGCAATGGGTGATGACTACAGAACATATTTGAAAGGTCTTCAAATGTGGAATGGCAGCATGGACATCGTGTACAACGATTCCGAGGCTACTATTGTGGCAACTTCAATGAATCCAGACACAGACAATGCTGTTACTGTTGAGTTCTACAACGACTCAGCCGACGGTACAAAGTTTGTAGGTACTGTAATTGTAACTGCATTCACAGTGAACGCAAGTTATGACGGTCTAGCAACTGCTTCTGTAACCTTCCAAGGTACAGGTGCACCAACTGTAAGCAACTGGGTATACTAATTGAACATCACTGTTGACCTAGTCGGTAGCACAGAAAGTCTGAAGGAACTGGAGGACATAATTCTCCAGTTTCGTCAGATGGTGGCCACTGAATTTAAGTCGCAGGTAGTTCCCAGAACGCCCATTGACCAGGGCCGTGCCAGAGCAGGTTGGCAACAACGAAATTCTGGTACAAATATTTCAGTGGAGAACTCTGTGCCATATATAGAAAGATTGGAACGAGGTTATTCACGACAAGCACCGAGAGGGTTTGTAAATCAAGCCATAACGGCCACAATCGCAAAAACTAACAAGAAACTAGGAAAGTAAAATGGACGAACAAAACACACAACCTAAGAAAAAAGGATCTGCTATTGAATTGGTTAAAAAACAATTCCAAGCAAAGATTGCCGGTAAACTAAACCAATACACCGTTGAAGAATGGGGTATTGATGTCTACTATAGAAGCATTACTACTCTCAAGCAAGAAGCCAAGATTGTTGAATTATCAACACAGGGTAAGAATGTAGAAGCACTAGTAGAAGCAGTGATAATCAAAGCACTGGATGAAGATGGTAAGCCATTATTCAGTCAGTACGATAAGGCATCACTGATGAACGAAGCAGACCCAGCAGTGATCTTGAAACTAAGTCGTGTTCTCAACGGCGGTGATCTACCAAGTGTAGAGGAAGTAGAGGGAAACTAACACGGGACAGAGAACTTTGGTTTCTAATGTTTTTGGCCAAAGAACTTCATAAGTCCCTTGATGAGATCCTAGAACTATCCACATTGGAATTTACCATGTGGGTAGCATTCTACAATCTACAGGGTAAACAACAAAAGACAAGGATGGGGCGGTAATGGCGGATACAAGCATAGTCGTTAAACTGATAGATGAGACCCGAGCAGGGTTTCAATCTATCAACAGTAATTTAGATGGGCTGGATAGAAGCACTTCGGCTCTCACCAGCAGTTTTAACGGCCTTAAGACCGCAGCCGCAGCCTTTGTTGGGGTGGTGGCCAGCAAAGCCACCATAGACTTTATTGACACCATACAGACCATGGACAACAGGTTAAAACTTGTTACCAAGAGTCAAGGTGAATTGAATACCACCTTTAATGATCTGTTTACCGTTGCACAAAAGACACGCAGTCCTTTAACCGAGACTGTGGACCTTTACAGCAAACTAAGCCAGAATCAATCAGTCAGCAGACAGACCACAGATGACCTTAAGAAAGTCACAGAAGCATTTACCACATCATTAGCCATCAGTGGAACCAGTGGCCAGGCGGCTGCTGGTGCCATTACGCAATTCTCGCAGGCCATGGCAAGTGGTAAACTACAGGGTGATGAATTCCGTAGTATGGCAGAAGCCAACCCTAAACTATTGGCCATCATCAGTGAACAAACAGGCATTGCTCGTGAAGAACTCAAGAAGTTGGCCAGTGATGGTTTCTTAACTGCTGAGATTGCCAGTATTGCCTTAAAACAGGCCCTACCTGATCTACAAAAAGAAATGGCCAATACGGACATCACAGTTCGTCAGGCTATTACAGGTATGACCAATGAATTCCAAAGACTAGGTAGAGAATTCTTAGATTCAAGTGGAACCAGTGGAGCATTAGTCAGTGCCATTCAGTTCATTACTGACAACATGACCAACCTAATACCAATTATCAAATTGGTAGGCATTGCCTTGGCTGCGGCCTTTGTGTTTTTTGCTCCGTGGACGGCGGCCTTAGGTGCGGCGGCTGCGGCAGTGGTCTACTTCAGTGATAAATTGGGACCAATAGCACAGACCATACTTGATGCGTTTGGTGCGGCTCTACAGGCAGTGGTTCCTAAACTAGCAGGTGTTGGTGCCGCATTGTTGGCCTTGGCTAATTTAGAAAATCCATTTACTGCCTATACCGCAGCCAGTGAAAAGAGTGCGGCCAGTTTTGTTAAAACAGAAGGCAGTACAAAAAGTCTAAAAGACGAAACTTCAAGACTCAGTGACGAAAGCAAAAAGAATACTGGTGTTACAGATGAAATGAAGGCCGCCATGGACCGTGTGGGTCTTAGTGCCGCATTGACACA